TTACGGGGTAATGCCAACCGCTGCCGCCACTTTGTCGCCACTTGGCAGCGTTGCCAGAGGATTGAAACGGAGCGCCGTTTCCAGATGATCCGGTGCCAGATGTGCGTAACGCATAGTCATTTTTATATCGTGGTGTCCGAGAATTTTTTGTAAGGCCAGAATGTTTCCTCCCGACATCATGAAGTGCGCCGCAAACGTATGGCGCAGAACGTGTGTGAGTTGACCGCGAGGGAGCACGATAGACGTTTTTTCCATCACGGATAAAAATTGAAAATAGCAGTCTGTGAAGAAATTGAACCCATCAAGCGCCATGATCTCTTCGTAAAGCTCTTTACTGATAGGGATGCTTCTGTTTTTCTTCCCCTTCGTTCTGACAAAGGTAATTCGGTATTTGGTCACCTGTGAGCGGGTAAGATTTACGGCTTCACGCCAGCGTGCGCCTGTGCTTAAGCATATCTTAACTACCAGTGCCAGAATTGGGTCCTGACGTTTGCAATCAGCCAGCAATTCAACAATCTGCTCATGGGTAAGCCATGCCATCTCTTTTTCTGCGATGGTGAATTTTCGCATGTTCTCCAGTGGGTTCGGATACGACCATTCGCCCAGACGGGATAGTTCGCTAAAAACACTACTTAGATAGCTTTGCTCCAGGTTAATGGTGACCGGGCTTGCTCCTTTCTTCCATTTCTCGCTGAAGTAGATCTCGCCTGTCAGGCGTTTATCTCGATAGTGGGCAAACATTTTAGAGGTGAGATCGGTTGCAAGAGGATTGCCTAGAGCGTCAACCATCAGCAGCAATTTGTCATAGACATGCTGTCCAGCAGTCAGAGATTTACCATGTAGTTTGAACCATAGCTCAACCACGTCTTTCAGGGTTCGACGATCCACTGATTCGCCCAGCCAGGGCTTTGATTCGGTTTCTTCCATCGTGTGACGCTCAAAAGCCAGAGCTTCGCCTTTGGTGGCGAATTGTTTACGCACACGACGCCCACTTCGTCCGGCGGGGTAACATTCGCAAAGCCATTTCCCTGTGGTGAGTTTTCGTACTGCCATAAAAAATGCCCTCCAGTAGAGAGCATTTTTACTGTATGTATAACCAGTGTCAATGTATGAAATCCTACGACCATACATCTCACTGAAGCCATAATGAAGTTGGCTATTCTTTTTGCTATGTGAGCATGTAACTTTTGCGGTTAACCTGCGGCTCATTTTTATTTTAGACGCAGATATAAAAACAAAAGTTATCGTGAGTTTTTAGTACAGATTTTTTTGGATTTACTAATAGTTCCATCATTGCAAACGAATTTGCCATCTGAGGTACAGTGAGAAACACCTCCCTTTTTCCCTGAGCAGGGATAATTTCTAGCATAGGTAGTTAGTGGGTTTAATAACAAAGAACATGACAAAACCACAAAAAATACCTTACCAAGCATAGTTTCCTCCCGGTACTATTTAACATACTTGACTGTTAAACTTATAATTTTACCAATTATTTCAATGTCTTCTATCTTGCATTCGAAGGCTCTGCTTCCACCCTCGACGAAGATTCTTCCACCGGGTAAACGAGTAATGTCACGGATCGTTATTTCGCCATCAATACTTATTACCCATTTACCATCACGTATATCATCAAATTCTTTATCACAAATAAATTCAGAATTGTTATCTGTGATGACAAAAGGTTTTTTAAACGTAGAGGGTAGAAATCCCTTATCAAAAATATAAAAACCGTCTTTCTGCAATGCTCCATCAGACAATAAATATTTTTCTACTTCTATAGTATTTGTATTTGCTGATGCTTGCTTTGAACCATGCCCTGTTGTTAGCCAATTAAGCGAGGTGCCCGTTTCAAGGGCGCACTGGATTACCCAATCTGCTGGAAAAATATCACGCATATAGCGCGTTGCCATGGTGCTCTTAGAAACACCTAAATGATCACAGAGAGCCTGACGAGTACCGAACCCATATGCTTCAACTAAACGTTCTATGGCTTTCTTACCGCCGCTATTGAAATCCACAAGTCCTCCAAAGAGATCCAAAATTCGTTGACAGATTCCAAAAGCGATCTTAAAGTTGAACCAGAAGTGTTCTTTTGGAGCCTTCACTACTAATCACGACAAACAACGGCTCGCCACAAGCCATATCTAGAAGGAATGTTGCCTTATGACACCTAACATTTCAATTACTCTGAATACACCACATGTCACAATCGAACGTTATAGCGAACTGACTGGCCTTTCTATTGATACGATTAACGACATGTTGGCTGATGGCCGACTACCTCGTCATCGTCTTCGTAAAGACAAAAAACGTGAAAAGGTAATGATTAACCTGGCTGCTCTGACTGTTGATGCTTTGTCTGCTTAATAGACGTCTATTTTCGCAATAAGACGCTGAGTTCGATTTTGCGATAAGTTCGGAGTTGAAAACCATGTTTGATTACCAAGTTTCCAAACATCCACATTTTGATGAAGCCTGTCGTGCATTCGCACTGCGCCACAATCTGGTGCAACTGGCAGAACGTGCGGGCATGAATGTGCAGATTCTGCGGAACAAGCTGAACCCAGCTCAACCTCATTTATTAACCGCACCAGAAATCTGGCTGCTTACCGATCTGACTGAAGATTCAACGTTGGTAGATGGTTTTCTGGCACAGATTCATTGTCTGCCATGTGTACCGATTAATGAGGTAGCAAAAGAGAAACTGCCACATTACGTCATGAGTGCAACCGCAGAGATCGGGCGTGTTGCTGCAGGTGCGGTATCTGGCGATGTAAAAACCAGTGCAGGTCGTCGTGATGCTATCAGCAGCATTAACTCTGTAACACGACTGATGGCGCTGGCGGCTGTTTCATTGCAGGCCCGTTTACAGGCTAATCCTGCGATGGCGAGTGCAGTTGATACCGTGACTGGCCTCGGTGCTTCATTCGGTTTGCTGTGAGGTGCTTATGCTGACGAAAGAACCATCATTTGCATCGCTGCTGGTAAAACAAAGCCCGGCAATGCACTACGGTCACGGCTGGATCATGGGTGAGGATGGTAAACGCTGGCATCCGTGCCGTTCACAAGATGAATTGCTGTCTGAATTGACCACGGGGAAACGGAGAAAGTCAAAATGTATGCAGCGGAAAGTGAAGTGGTTTATCAGTTTCGTTACAGAGGGGAGAGTTATTCAGTACCTGAAGATGATTTGCTCTGTTGTTATCCGTCGTTGTCGGGCGATGGCAGTTACTTTTTCACGCTAAAGGATGGGACGTTTTTACGGGGAGAGCAGGTTAAAGAGACGATACGAAAAAATGTATCTCCTCTTGAACGTTACCGTAAGAACAAAGAACGATAGTTGCGTTTTGGGGATATGAATTATGGCAATTAATGGCGCTGCGGCGACTGTTCCATTAAGCCCCGGTGAACGCCTGAATGGACTTAATCACATTGCGGAGTTAAGGGCGAAAGTTTTTGGCCTGAATATTGAGTCAGAGCTTGAGCGGTTTATTAAAGATATGCGTGATCCACGGGATATCAATAGCGAACAAAATAAACGGGCACTGGCTGCCATATTCTTTATGGCAAAAATTCCAGCTGAACGTCATAGCATCAGCATTAATGAGCTGACCACTGACGAAAAGCGGGAGTTGATTAAAGCAATGAATCATTTTCGTGCAGTGGTGAGCTTATTTCCCAGACGGCTAACCATGCCGAATTAACCAGCTAATGAAATTAATGGCGTAAACCCGCCGGGCATCCCTTTATCTAAATTCAGGAGAATTGATTATGCGTAATATTGAAACCCTCACGACTAAAACCGGACCGGATGATGCATGGCTTAATATTTTACTGACAGAGGCTCGTCTGGAAGAACGCCGGGCAAGGGCTGAAGCAATGGCAGCTCGCCTTGATAGCCTGGCGTGTCATATCTCATCCCGCCAGCTAAACCACGTCGAAGCAGCAGAACTGCTGCGTGTGACCGCTGAAGCAATCCAGAACGAAGCGCAGGAGATCCACTAATGGCTGATGCAATGGATCTCGTACAGCAGCGCGTTGAAGAAGAACGCCAGCGCCACATCCGTGCTGCCCGTGCCAAAACACCGGGCGTGTCTCGCGTGCTTTGCATTGAGTGTGAAGCGCCAATTCCGCCAGCACGCCGCCGCGCCATTCCGGGAGTGCAGCTTTGCATTACCTGTCAGGAAATCGCAGAGCTGAAAGGTAAACATTACAACGGAGGTGCTGTATGAGCACCATCCTGAAATGGGCGGGTAATAAAACCGCCATTATGTCCGAACTGAAAAAACACCTTCCTGCTGGCCCGCGACTGGTTGAACCTTTCGCGGGTTCTTGTGCTGTGATGATGGAGACGGATTACCCCAGCTATTTGGTTGCGGATATTAATCCTGATTTAATCAACCTCTATAAAAAGGTTGCCGCTGATTGTGAATCGTTTATATCTCGCGCCAGAGTTTTATTTGAGATCGCAAACAGGGAGGTGGCTTATTACAACATAAGGCAGGAGTTTAATTACTCCACTGAAATTACTGATTTCATGAAAGCGGTATATTTCCTGTATCTCAATCGTCACGGTTACCGTGGTTTATGTCGCTATAACAAGAGCGGGCATTTCAACATTCCCTACGGTAATTATAAAAATCCGTATTTCCCTGAAAAAGAACTTCGCACATTTGCAGAAAAAGCCCAGCGAGCAACGTTTGTCTGCGCCAGCTTTGATGAAACGCTGGCGATGTTGAAGGCGGGGGATGTGGTGTATTGCGATCCGCCGTATGACGGTACGTTTTCCGGCTATCACACTGATGGTTTCACTGAAGATGACCAGTATCACCTGGCATCCGTTCTTGAACATCGGTCATCAGAAGGACATCCGGTCATTGTTTCTAACAGTGACACATCCCTGATCCGTTCGCTGTATCGCAATTTTACTCACCACTACATCAAGGCAAAACGCAGCATCGGCGTAGCAGCTGGTGAGAGTAAATCTGCAACAGAAATCATTGCTGTTTCCGGGCCGCGCTGCTGGGTGGGATTTGATCCTTCGCGTGGCGTGGATAGTTCTGCCGTGTACGGAGTGCGTGCATGAGCCATGCTGATATGAACAATTGCAGCGGCTTTAACGAGGCCGCCGCAGCATTCTCATGGAACAGCCCGAAAAAGGCTATTAACCCTTATCTGGACCCGGCGGAAGTTGCGCCGGTTTCTGCGCTTTCAAACCTGATCACTCTGTACGCTGCCGATAACGAGCAGGAACAACTGCGCCGCGAGGCACTGAGTGATCAGGTCTGGGAGCGTTATTTCTTTAATGCATCCCGTGATCCTGTCCAACGCGAAATGGAGCAGGATAAGCTCATTAGCCGGGCAAAGCTGGCGCATGAGCAGCAGCGTTTTAATCCGGACATGATCATACTGGCGGACGTTAACGCCCAGCCTTCCCATATCAGCAAGCCGCTGATGCAACGTATTGAATACTTCAGCAGCCTGGGCAGGCCAAAGGCTTATTCCCGCTATTTGCGTGAGACGATTAAGCCATGTCTGGAACGACTGGAGCATGTACGCGACAGTCAGCTATCCACTTCTTTTCGCTTTATGGCAAGCCATGAAGGGCTGGACGGCCTGCTGATCTTGCCTGAAATGAGTCAGGATCAGGTGAAACGCCTGTCTACTCTTGTCGCTGCGCATATGAGTATGTGTCTTGATGCCGCTTGTGGTGATTTGTACGCCACCGATGATGTTAAGCCAGAAGAAATCCGCAAGACATGGGAAAAGGTGGCAGCAGAAACCCTGCGACTGGATGTCATACCGCCTGCGTTTGAGCAACTCCGCCGGAAAAGAAACCGCCGTAAACCCGTGCCCTATGAACTCATTCCGGGTTCGCTGGCGCGTATGTTGTGCGCCGATTGGTGGTACCGTAAATTATGGAAGATGCGTTGCGAATGGCGGGAAGAGCAGTTGCGTGCTGTTTGTCTGGTCAGCAAAAAAGCATCTCCCTATGTCAGCTATGAAGCCGTGATGCATAAACGTGAGCAGCGCCGTAAGTCGCTGGAGTTTTTCCGTTCTCATGAACTGGTGAACGAAGACGGCGACACGCTGGACATGGAGGATGTGGTAAACGCCAGCAGCAGCAACCCTGCGCATCGCCGCAATGAGATGATGGCCTGTGTTAAAGGTCTGGAGCTTATCGCGGAAATGCGCGGTGACTGCGCCGTTTTTTACACCATCACCTGTCCGTCACGTTTCCATTCCACGCTAAATAACGGCAGGCCCAACCCGACCTGGACAAACGCGACGGTAAGACAAAGCAGTAATTATGGCACTGTTGCAAATAGTCGGTGGTGA